ACTAAAATCAACATTAGGTGGAGATTACAATAAACTTGTTCAAAGAGTTAAGAAAAAAGGTGACCCACCGAAAGAATTTTCAACTGGTGAAAATGGTAAAAAAAGATTTTTTGAAACTTTAAAACATTATTTAAAAACAGGTGGTATCAGTAGTGTTACTGGTGAATTAGTTCCATTTTCAGAATCTCAACTTGACCACATTGTTTCGTTGGACAATGGCGGGAAAGATGAACCTGACAATTGGGAATTTATGGAATCAAGATTTAATCAATTCAAAGGAGCTTTGTCAAACGAGAAATTGATGAATAAAGTAAAAAAAGAAGTTGATAAATCACCAGACGAAGACAAATTGAAAGTAATGAACCAAGAGTTAACAAAATTCACACAAGAATCTATAACAAACTATTATGATGAAATTTTTAAAGATGGAGGAGCTGGTGGTTTAACTGAAAATATTTTAAACGATATGAATACGGACAATATTGATTACATTATAAAAGCTTGGAATAAATCTAACCCAGATGGTAGTGAATTTTTTGTCCCGAGATATGGTTCAAAAAAAGATGATACAGGAAAAGCTATTGATAGAAAATCAGGTAGAGCTTCTGGTGGTAGAAGAGCAAATAAAAGTGTATTGATAGAAAGACTTATCGATAGTATGAGAAAAAAAGGTTTAGAAGTTCCTACCGAAGCAGAATCTAATGAAATAGATGAAAAGTTTGAAATAATTACAAAAGAAATAGCAAAAAGAAAAGGTGATATTTCAAATTTAAAACAAAAAATTAAAACTAGTAAATCAAAATGAAAACTCAATTATTATGCACCTTCACGACACACAGCAAGTTAAATATTGTTGTTGATTCTATTATAGATTCTTATACTATTTTATTTGATAAAATTTATGTATTTCAAAATGAAGACGATGCAGGACAATTAATTTGTACTTATAATATAGAAATGGTTGAGGATTATTATGACGGAGATGAAGCAATATCAGGAACTATCTCTTTACATAGAAAAAAACAATCCAATACACTTTATACAATTAACGCATTAAACGAAGCGATTAGAAGTTTAAACAACGGAGTATTGGATAAGTCATTTGCAATCCCGTGGGAAAGATATCAAAATAATTTACTATTGACAAATGAAGAGGGTTTGAATATTATCCCTACAAAAATATTCAAAATAATAAATGTTAAAGATTGGTAAAAAAGCTTGGTATTTTAGAAAACTTCTTTATATTTATTACTGAATAACAATTAAACAATTAACAATTAATTAATAGGAGAAACAAAATGGATATTAACGCAATCAAAAAAAGGTTAAACCAGTTACAATCAACCAACACAAGAACTTCAAATCTTTGGAAACCGCAACCAGGAAAACAACAAGTTAGAGTAGTTCCTTACAAATTCAATCCAGATACACCATTTATAGAGTTATTTTTTCACTATAATTTAGGTGGTAAGAACTACCTTTCACCAATCAGTTTCGGTAGACCAGACCCGATTGAAGAATTTTCACAAAGACTAAAAACAACCGGTAGTAAAGATGACTACACACTTGGTAGAAAATTAGAAGCCAAGATGAGAACCTTTGCACCTGTTATTGTTCGTGGTGAAGAATCTGAAGGAGTTAAGTTTTGGGGATTTGGAAAGACAGTTTATCAAGAACTTCTTTCAATCATAGCTGACCCAGATTACGGAGACATTACAGACCCGAAAAATGGTCGTGATATTACATTAGAGTTTAAAACTGCTGAAGAAACAGGAGCATCATTTCCTTCAACTTCAATTCGTGTTAAACCTAATCAAACACCGATAACTGAGGACTCTAATATATTGGAACGAATTAAAGATACTCAAAAAGAAATTACCGATATCTATCAAGAGTTGTCATATGAAGATTTGACAAATGTCTTGAACGAGTGGTTAAATCCTGATGAAGAAACAACAGAAACTTCAACAGAAGAACCAAAAAAATCAGTAAATGAATTTGACCAAAAACTAGCAGAAGACAAAGCTGAAAAAGAATCAGCTTCAAAAGTCCAAGATGCTAGTCAACAATTCGACGATTTATTCAATAACTAAGGAGAGAAAATGTCAGTAAAAGACGATTTGGCTAATGTCATAGCCGATAACTTGAACAAAAAGTTCAAAGACAACAAAGTAGCGTATTTCCTTGACGGAAGTGATGATACACCAACAGACATTAAAGACTTTATTTCAACAGGGTCTTCAATGTTAGATTTAGCAATCTCTAATCGTGAAGACGGAGGTATTGCAGTTGGTAGAATTACAGAAATCAATGGATTAGAATCAAGTGGTAAATCATTACTTGCATCTCACATACTTGCAGAAACTCAAAAGAAAGGTGGTATCGCAGTTTATATGGATACAGAAACATCAGTCAGTAGAGATTTCTTGGAAGCTATTGGTGTTGATGTTAGTAAACTATTATATCTACACTTTGAATGTGTTGAAGATATATTTGAAGCCATTGAAGATATCATTACTAAAGTTCGTGAATCAGACAAAGATAGATTAGTAACTATTTTGGTGGACTCACTAGCGGCTACATCAACAAAAGTTGAAATAGAAGCAGACTTTGGTAAAGACGGATATGCGACTACAAAAGCAATCGTTATCTCAAAAGCACTTCGTAAGATAACTCAAATGATTGGTCGTCAAAAAGTATCACTTGTCTTTACAAATCAATTAAGACAAAAATTAGGTGTTATGTTTGGAGACCCGTGGACTACGAGTGGTGGTAAAGCATTACCATTTCACGCTTCAACCCGTGTTAGATTAAAAAATATGGGTCAAATCAAAGATAGTAAGAAAAAGAATATCTTAGGTATGAAGTGTAGAGCTCAAATCATTAAAAACAGATTAGGGCCACCTTTGAGACACGCAGACTACGATATGTATTTTGATTCCGGAATTGATAACTATGGTGGTTGGTTAGGTGTAATGAAAGAACACAAGTTGGTAAAATCAGCTGGTGCTTGGTACACTTTAGAATACCGCAAAAAAGAATATAAATTCCAATCAAAAGACTTTAAAGAGTTAATGGAAACTAATGACGGACTTCGTAATCATCTTTACAAACAAATTTGTGAAAAATGTATTTTAGAATACCAAAAAGGCAATGTAGGTATTGATGATATAGAATATACAGGGGAAGTCATTGGAGATGAATAAAAAAAAGTATTTATCGATTCTTGATGATATTAAAAAAGGCGGCTCGGAACTTGGAGATAATCCAAATGAAAATGTGTTGATAATAGATGGACTGAATACTTTTATTAGAGTATTTAGTGTTATACCAACTACTAATGATGATGGGACACACATTGGTGGAATAGTTGGTTTTCTGAAATCAATAGGTTACACAATCAATATGTTTAGACCTACTCGTTGCATCATAATGTTTGATGGAAAGGGTGGGTCAAGTCGCCGTCGTAAATTATATCCAGAATATAAAGCCAAAAGAAAAACTAATATTCGGTTAAATAGAGCGTATGGGTTTGATAATATTGAACACGAACGCGAAAATATGATACGACAAATCAGAAGAACGATTGATTACTTAGAATACTTACCGATTACTTTACTATCAATAGACAATGTGGAAGCTGATGATATTATTGCATACGCATCCAAACAAGTTTTAACTGATAGTAAAGTAACGATAATGTCATCAGATAAAGACTTTCTTCAATTAGTTGATGATAGAATTTCAGTATGGTCACCAACAAAGAAAAAACTATACAAACCAGAACAAGTAATGGAAGAATATGGAATTCCAGCACATAATTTATTAATGTATAGAATATTTGACGGAGATAAATCTGATAATATTAATGGTGTTCGTGGTTATGGATTAAAAACCGTAATTAAAAAATTACCATTTTTACAAGAAGAAAAACAATTTTCAGTTGATGATGCAATAAAAGAATCAAGTGAACTAGAAGAACATAGAGAACTTATGGAACGAAACTATGATTTAATGCAATTACACAATGTAAATATATCAGCATCAGCCAAAACAAAAACCTTAGACAAAATAAGAGAACCAATACCTAAATTACAAAAAGAAACATTTAAGAAAATGTTTTTAGAAGATAAAATGTATTCAGCACTTCCTAATTTAGAAACTTGGTTACAAACTAAATTTCAAACATTAGTAAAATTTATAGGACAATAAAATGAAATCTGAATTAGTAAAAGGCGATTCTTTACAAGAATTAAAAAAGTATGATGATAACTCAGTAGATTTATTATGCACAGACCCGCCATACGGCTATGGATTTATGGGTAGAGATTGGGATAAAGTTCTTCCAGATATTGGAATATTTGAGGAGTGTTTCAGAGTATTGAAACCAGGTTCAATGGCATTTGTGATGTCGGCACCAAGAAGTGATGTTCAATACAGAAT